ATGAAACCCATGATTGGAGTCTATGCGCGTATAAGTTTTGACCGGGATGGTGAGGGTGCTGGTGTCCAAAGGCAGCAAGTCGACAATCGAGGGTTGGCTGCGCAACGTGGATGGGATGTGCTGAGGGAGTACACCGACAACAGCATGAGCGCCTACAAGGACGACGTCGTTCGTCCGGAGTTCGAGCGACTCCTGGCAGATCTCGAATCGGGTGAGATCGACGGGTTCGTTGCTTGGAAGGTGGACCGCATAACGCGCCAGCTGAGGGACCTGGTGCGCCTGATGGAGATCCACAAGAAGCAGAAGTTCTTCATCGCCACGGTGATGGACGGCGAGATCGACATGAGCCAAGTGCTGATGAATGCGCTGCGGTTCGCGGATGCCCAGCAATCAAGTCAGACCCACTCAGATCGCATCCGCCGAAAGCTTCTGCAGAACGCGATCGATGGCAAGCCATATGGCGCGCCCGTTCGTCCGTACGGGTACAGCCAAGACCGCATGACGCTCGACCCAGTCGAAGCAACGGTCGTCCGCAAGATGGGCGAGCTGTTCATGAACGGCTACAGCTATCGGGAGATCGCATGGCGACTCAACGAGACCGCAACCCTCACCCGAGTCGGGAAGCCTTGGTACCCGGATCAGATCAAGAAGTTCCTGCAGCGCGATCGGAACGCCGGCTATAGAGAGGTAGAGGGAACGCGCTACCCGGGACAGTGGGAGCCGATCTTCAGTAGCGACCAATGGGAAGCCATCCAGTCGATGGCGAAGCATCGCAAGGCGCAGACCCGGCAGCGTCCGTCGAATCGTCGCTACCTCCTTACTGGGATGCTCCACTGCGGGAAGTGTGGCGGCTACCTCTACGGCATGACAAAGAGCTTCAGCTCAGGGCTGGTCGGCACCTATCAATGCAGGACTCAGACGGAGACCGATCGGAAGGGTGCCGGCTGTGGCGGCTGCATGGTGCAGAGTCCGCCGCTGGATCACTTCGTCCGTGAACTCATATGCGCACGCCTGGACACGCCCCTGCTCTCCGAGCTGATCGCTGCTTCTTCCGTTGACCAACGCTCCGTACGCGCGCTCCTGAGCGAGCACGAGCAGCTGACGATTCGAGCGCAGCAGATGATCGACGACTACGCCGATGGCACGCTCGACAAGCCGGCGTACCAGCGGGCGAGTGCCCGCGTAGCTGAGCGGCTCGAGTCTGTAGACCGAGAGATCCAGAAGCATCGCCGTCCGAAGGCGACGCTCGACCTAAAGCCGGGTGACTCAGTCAGGGCTGCTTGGGATGCGAACCCCGATGGCTGGCGGCGCGAGCTGATCGAATTACTCATCGAACGCATCGAGATCATGCCGGCAACGAAAAGACCCGCCTACTCGGTAGACGGGAATCGGTTCACATTGGACCCGGAACGGGTGAAGATCGATTGGAAGATGTAGATGGACAAGCTTGACGGGATTACCACACCCGTACGCTAGGTTCGCGACCATCGCTCTATGTAACTTTGAGCTACAAGCTTGCCCGTCTACAGCATCTTTGCGATGCGCTTGATAGCACCTTTATCGCTCACCTTCAACGGAACCTCGCTGGCTTCCGTGGATTTGATCAGGTAATTGTGTAGGGCGTTGCTATTCATTTGCCCTTCTATTTTATCACCTTGCCCGTTAATTGAAAGAGTCCGCCACCTGGATTGGTAGCGGACTTACTCTCGATCAAGCGGGTATTACCTTGAAGTCCCGGTCGTAGTGTCTCCGCAGCCGGACGACCGCCGCGTAGGCGTTCGTCCAGTTGGTGAAGCCGTGCTCGACGGTCTTGATGGTGTCCGGATCGTCGTCCGGCATCTGGATGTCGAACAGCTGGCGACCGAGGATCAGATCCGCGATCTCCTGCGGGATGTCGGTGCCTTCGCCCATGTGATCGGTCGGACCGACCAATAGGGCGTCCCCGCAAATGATGTCCCGTTCCGCCAGCTTGGGGTTGTGGACGTACATGAGCAGGGTGGCGCGTCTGTTGGTCGGGAGCAGAGTGAGCTTCCCCTCCTCGTTGACGAGCATCTCGAAGTTGGGGTCCTCCATCTCGATGCTCTCGAACGGTCCCCGGACTACGGACTGGATGTCCCGATAGCCCTGGACTCGTGTGACGTGGGGGAGGATGTGCTCCACCGCGGGGATGACGATGCCGTGCATGACGACTCCTTGATCGTGAGGATGTGCGCTGGAGCCGGTTGGCTACAGCGTGCTGCTCGCGATCGGTGGCTTGCCGTCCGTCTTCCGTATGTGGCACGACCGGCAGCGGTACGCCAAGTTCTTGACGTCGAAGCGCAGATCCGGGTGGCTGCCCTTGTTCTTGATGTGGTCGACGTCGTGATGTCGAGGAGTGCCGTCCGGCTTCATGCCGGGCATGGCACCGCAGTCGACGCAGGCACGTCCGTACTTCTTATCGAGGTAGGGATGGGCGACCTTGTCGCGGAACGTTTCCCAGAGGCGGGCTTGCTTGCCCCTCTGCGCGACCGGTTTCGTGTTCTTGTAGAAGCAGTCCGCGCACTTGTTGTGGGTCGTGTTGTACACAACGATCTGCTTGCCGCAGACCTTGCATAGGCGGATCTTGCCGCGGCTGATAGTTGGTTGAGTGGTCATAGATAAATCAAGGGGGAGGTCGCCTAGTACTAATAGCGTTTTCGCTCGGCAGTTACCACGTCTTCACGGTTTGACGCGCACCCCAGTGAGAGCCACGACGCGAGGGGAAACTGATACGCCCGCGTCTTCTGCTCTGCCGCCCTTATTTTGATCTAGTCGGGCTGATTGTCAAGGCTTGCAATCTTCGCTAGGGCTTCCTCTTCCGTGCGAAATCTCCCGAGGTGAAAGTATTTGCCATCGCGATAGTCGCGGACGTGCCACATGCCAGCGAAGCGCCCGGTGCCGATGCGGTAGTACCTCGGCACTTACGCGTCCGCCTTACGCCGTTTGGATATACGTCCACCCTTAGCGCCTGCGATCCGAGCAAGGTCGGGATGAGCTGCGAATCCAGTGGCGAGCGGTCCGCCCTTGCGGTAGTCCGGACCCGCGCCGTTGCGCCCACCTTTAGCCCCGATCAACTTGTAAAAGTCCTTGCCGTGACGCTCCATATTGATACGGGCGGCTAATACCCCCCCCATTTTCGTTCCTGCCATCTATTGATCTCCTTCTTCTGCCGCGTACCCTGCCTCCAGGACGCGCGTGCTTACGTTGAGGACGCGTCGTAGCGACTCCTCAGCTGGTTCTTGTTCTCCGAGCCATCCCTGCACATAGCCCCGGCTCACGGTGGCTGTCTGCTCGTCGAGCGCGCCGATCTCGTTGAGGGTCACGTAGGCGCTGGCTTCCGCCTCGAACTCGTACGTGCCGCGATGTCCCGCGTAGAGCTGCAGATGCTCTGGTGTCGTATGCCCGTGCTCGACGTGGCTGATCTCATGGATCGTTGTGCGCAGCGGGAACGGTGCGACCGGGTTGATCGCGATCTCCTTGCCCCGTGCGTAGCCGCCGATGTTGCCATCGAAGTTCTGGAACGGCACCAGGCTGATGCCGAGCTTCCCAAGGGCGCGCTCTGTGCTCCACTCAGGCGGCTCGTATGCCGGCAGCTCCTCGCCGTCGGTCTGGCTCACTGCGAAGAGAGCGCGGACCACCTTGAATCGCTTGATCAGCTTGACCTGCTCGGTCTTCGCGTCCTCGATCCGTATCTGGATGGGACGGAGGATCGAGTACGCCTTTTCGCCGCGTTGGACCTGACGACCCAGCTCCTGCCACTTCTTGAAGGTGGCGACCGGTTCGGGCGGGCAGCCCTGCAGTGCGAGGAAGCCGATGTTGCGTGGGCTGTAGTTGTGGAAGCGTCGGTAGCTCTCGCCAGTTGAGCCTGGGAGGGTCAGCAGACCTTCGAGTAGTTCGCGGGACTTGGGAACGTCGAGTTGTGGGCGGGTTTGCTCAAGCGTCATCACCGACCTCTGAAGCTCCGTCAGACTCGACGCTGAGCTGCTTGATGTATCGCTTCTTGCCGTTGGCTCCCAGCAGGAACACACCGTTCTTGTTGCGATTGACTGCTTCGGTGAAGGCAGGATCGGCGAATAGGAGTTCGAAGATCTCCTGCTCGTCGTCCACCAAGCGCACACTCACGACGCTTCTCCACCACTGAGCAACTCAGGATTCTCGTGGATGTTGCCGATGACTTCGATCTTCCAATTCGCCCGATAGAGCGTGGTCAGATCGTTGCCGACGATTCCAGTCTTGATCAAGTAGCGTGCGTGCTCGTAGACGATGGTGCCTCGATGGACCGTTGCTCCAAACGGTCCTCCGAAGTTGTGATCCGAGTCGATGATGTCGCCTTCGTAGATCTCCACCCCATTCTTATCTATGAGACCGGTGAACTGCATTATCTCGACGTCTTCGAAGAATTCGCTGCTGCGAGACGTGCCAAGGTGCCTGGTGAGGAAGACCTCGCCGCCTAGAGTCCTGCCGTCTTGCTCGAGGTACCAAACCATGTCGTCGACTAGGTACATCCCAGGCTTAAGGTGCAGCGACGCGTGAGGCTGCCAAGCTCGGAACTTGGTCACCCGGCTCACGAGCGCTTCTCCCATCCGCACTCATTTGTCTCGAAGTGACCGCTGCAGCGATAGCCGAGCTTCTCCTTCGGGCAGCGTCCAAATTCATGCATCAGCCTCTGCCACCAGGTCATTGCAGATCCTCTAGGCGTCGTGCCTCGATGGCTGCGTCGATCACCTCCCCACGGCGCTTGAAGTACTCGTCGCGAGCTGCTGCCGCTAGGGGAGTGCTGGACGTCTCGAGCGTCGTCATCAGAGTGATGAGATCTGGCTCGCTGAGCTGTTGGGCTGCTTCGACTGCCGGGACGTAGATCTCTACGTGCTGGTCACCCTGCGCCCAGCGCCAAGCCATACCGCCAAGGGCAAGCCGACGGTTCAGCTCAACGGTTTCATCGTCGTAGCCGAAGTCAGGTGCCTTCTCGATCCGCTTCGCTAGCTCGTGGTCTGAGAGACCGGCGAACTTGAGAGCAATCTGTTCGTTGAGGGATTCGCTCATAGCGCCTCGACCGATTCACGCAGATCGCGTCTGAAGCTATTGCGCGCCAGGGCATCCGTGATCCCGCGGACGGCGTCAATGGCTTGCTTCTCGCTTACCTCATCGAAGATGGGCGAGATCTTCTCGGGGATCAGAATAGGTTCATCTTCGCCAATGACATGGAAGATGAGCTTTTTGATAAGACTGCGCTCCTCCGCCGCGATGTCGAGCAGTTCCGCTTGCGGCATTACCTGTTTGGTGCCCGGCTGAGGGTTGGACATGAACAGCGTCGATGCTGAACCCATTGCCATCCCGAGTATCTGCTCCAGTTGTGTTGGTTCCATATGTGATCTCCTCTATTTAGTTATGTCATTCAGTGAGCGCATGTCCCCGATCGGCATGACCTACCACTTGATCAGCTCGAAAGCCTCACGGCGCCGCAGATTACTCTTTTGGCTGCCTTCCGATCGGGCGTTGGCGGCGCGAGGCGTATTTGAAACTTTGGTTAGTTGTCAACTCGCGTCGCCATGTACTCACTGAATTGTTGATGGTGCATGCAACCTGTGGTTGCAAGTTGTGGATAAGTCACGTCGCCGGCTTCGTTTGACATCGCTCGCAGTCGATGTCAAAGAAGGCTAGCGACGCAACTTTTCGTGACGAGAATCAAGGTTTTGAGCTATTCGCTTTTCTCGCGATTCCTGTCATAAGTGTGTTGTGCGTCACGACCCCTGTTGCAGGTGGCGTGAAAGGTAGGTTGTGCGGCTCGTCGCTATTGCGACACTGGACCTACAACGCGCTCGACCGGCAGACTCTTGTGACCAAATCGAGGCGAGCCCATTCCGGTCGTGATCTTCAATCGACTGTCGCGGTCATCGCTCAGAAAAAACGTCTTGCCGTGTTGCGTTATCTCGATCGCTCGATGCTTTTCTCCCGCCATACTCGCGCACCACCAGGTGCTGCGTGGGGATTTTGCCACTATAACTTCTACTACTTTCGCTTCTGCTGGCTCGCCGTTCCAGAAAACGCGATCAATGTTGATGCCATCTACTCTTCGGCTCATATGCCTCCTTTCGTTTATAATTGATTCCACAAATGCACTATGACCTCGACGAAGTGATCGCCTACGCGCAGAGCGGGAAGTCCGCCTCCTGGATTCAGGAGCGACTTGACCTGCGGATCTCGGTGAGACAGGTGCAGAGGCTCATCCGAGATCGGCTTGGTCCCCGCCCTACGCGAGCGGCGATCACTCGACCTGACCTGCTGCGCTCCGTCGTCCTGGCATCCATGACGGAGCGGGGACTGCGGGAGCACTGGTGCTCGGTGTGCGGGAACTACAAGGCTGTGCCCTGTCTCATCCGCTGCACGAGCTGGTCGAAGACCGTCGAGCATCTTGTGTTCGTGTGCCGCGGCTGTAGTGCTGCGGGCGATGTCTAGAGCGCAGGAGCTTCCCCAGCAGCATCTCCCCGGCTCCAATTTGGAGTTCGATCCGGTCGCCGCACATGTCTTGGGTCCTGCGGACGCACACGTCTGCCGTCCGTTCTCAGTTGCTGGTGCATTCGCACTGCCTTCGAGACCCTCACTGTTTGCCAGGGGAACTGCTGCGCTCTAGTCCTGATTGTTTAGGTGCTACTCCGCGCTGATAATCCTGCGATGGCTCCTATGCCCGCCGTGACGATCATCGCGATCGAGATGCACAAGGCACCCCAGACGATCGCTTCAGCCAAGGTCACGCTGTCCGCTCCGTCTGACGCATCCTCCAGGCGCCAGTCGCTCGGATCACTCTGTTAGCTGCCGTCACGATCAGACCAGCTAGGTAGAAGATGGCGAAGCAGAGGATCACCGCTGCAGCTGCCATGGCTCCTCCCCAGAGGATGCCGAGGGTGATTAGGGTTTCCACGATGTGCTCGCCCAGGCGATTACGATGGACGCCACTAGTAGCAGGACTGCGAGTACCAGCACGCCGCGGTAGAGGAACCGGACCCGACGCTCGATACGCTTCTCGACAGTGTTCATGCGGTTGCGGATGTAATCGCTGAAGTCGTTAACCTCGTTCTCGAGACTTCCGACCGCCCTGTTTGAGCTCTTGACGCTCGCTCTGACCTCGCTCAGCCCCTCGTCGATCAGCTTCCTAGCTGCCGTTCGGTCCAAGAGCGAACCCTTGGTTTCGAGAGGTAGCTCCTCCTGGTGGTGAATGTGTGGCGCCCGCAACTGCTCCTTCGCCACCTTCTTAGCGAGGCGATCGGCTTTCGACTTCTCGAAGTCCTTCCAGCTCTTGGCTCTACGAATGCTGTTTAGTGACTCAACGCTGAGCCCGAGGGCAGATGCCAATCGCGCTGCGTTGTACTCGCCGGCACGCTTCCACTCGGCGATGTCACGCCTGACGGCATGGAAGCGGCTACGGGTGATTGGTGCTGATCGTTGTCGAGGTTTTCCTCGTTTAGTGAGTTGACTCATTCATTGGTTCTCCTTGGGCGATGCCCGTTACTGGTGTGGTGAGTGCGAAGAGGAGCTTGGTGATCTCCCAGTCGTACGTGGACTTGCAGTGGAAGCAGAGCGTTGAGCCGCGCATACGGTGGCGGGTTACGCAGAACTGGCAGGTCATGCCGTTTGCTCCGGTGGCGCGATGTCGAGCTTGGATAGCCGATCCTTCATCTCATCCCGGATCTGCAGCGCTTTGGCTTCCGTCTTGATGAGCGCGTTGGTCTTTCGGATCTGCTCAGGTGTGAGCTTGAGCTTCTGTGACAGCTCACGGATCTCGTCAAGGATCTCGTCGGAAGGTCCGGGGTTGGCAGCTGGAGGTGCTTTACGTTCAGACGGCTTCTGCGTGGCTACGGATTGGGCGTCGTCGTCTTCCTCCGTCGCGATACCGAGCGCAGCACCTAGCGCATAGCGCTTGTAATAGGTGATGATCGAGCCGACGTCCTGGGGCTTCTTACCCTCGAGTGGGATCAGGATCGAACTCGTAAGGCTTTGCCCGCTTGCGTGCCAGATCGTGGTGTCCATCCAGTCCGCGTTGTCGCGGCTTTGGAGGAACTGGGTTACAGCCAGTTCAGCATCCGTTAGCGGCTTGCGAATGGCTTCCCAGATTGAACCGAGGTCAGCGTACTTGTAGGCATATGTGCCGGCGCCTGCTGTCTTGCTCTTGGCGATGTTTGGGATCTGACCCTGCACTTTGACGAGCGCAGCTGCGATCAGCTCGTGCCCTTCGGCGTTTATTTCACTGGCCATATGACCTGCAGCTTCCCGCCCATGCGGTTGAGTTTGATGACCTTCTTCGGTCGTACTGATTGGAACTCGTCGTGCTTGAACTGCTGCGGACGAGACGGTGCGTAGGCTCCGCCGCCATACAGCGGTGCATGCAGGCGCTTGTTCTTCTTACCGTCGCGGCGAATCGCTCGTGCGTTGGCTAGAAGCTCAAGTACTTTCTGTTCTGTTTGATCGTTAGTCGGTATCGATAGGATCGAGATCCCGTCTGTTGCTCGTGCTTTCACTGATTATCCCCCCGAGTGCTTTGACTCGTATATTTAGTTGCTTGCGCTTTGCGATGAATGCCTTGCCGTTCCGGAGCGTGAGGTTCTCGATGACGGCTGTTGCGGAGATTCCCTCCTTCTTAGCCAGTTCCTGAACCGCTGCCCGAAACGCTGGGCTCCATTTATGTGTGGTGTTCTTGAGCGCGCCCCCGAGGGTTCGCGGTTTGGTCCACCATTGAATCTTGCTCATATGTATTCCTTCGCTATGCGTATATCCCCCTTCCGTCATCGGGCAGCCTGGACGCCTGCAGCGGCTGTAAACGCCTAACAACTATTAGTTGCTTGCTGCAGGACGAGCTACTCGAGGGTGGGCATCGAGTAGCCAGGTTGCGCGATGACTTAGAAATGTTCGAACTAGTTGCGATGGAGCCAAACTGCTCTGCTTTCGTTCTGGGGCTTAGTATGCACCAAGCAATTGATTTAGTAAATACCTAAACGAAGCGGAATTGACAACGCTTTTGACCCTCCGTTTTGGTGTGTGGGCGGACGTGTGGGTGACGTGTGGTCCGACCCACCCACATCGCCCGTGATTGCAGGGAACGCGGGCGCCTTGACGCAGGGGCTCAACCTGTCATGCTCAGAACATGTTGACGCACGACCGCGACAAGGCAATCGTGCTGTCCGTAGGACGTTTCGGACAGCTCGCTTCTTCGCATGTGCGGAGTCTGCTTTTCGCGGACAACGCGTCTCAAACGCCTTTAGATCGTGCGTTCACCCGCCTGCTGCGGGATAAGTACCTCGTCCGTATAGAGCGCAAGATGATAGGCGGCAGCGGGGCAGGTAGCGGTCAATACGTCTACCAGTTGGGACCTACGGGCTGGGAACTATGCGGGCGGGAAGGTCGGTACTTCCCGCTGCGATCCGTGAGTTATCACGCCCTAGCCGTCGCAGATGCGTTTGTAGCCCTGAATAAGGCGGAACAGGATCAGAGACTCACGATCGAGCGTTACGACGTTGAGGACGACGCTCATCGCTTCATAGCCGGTACTCGCCTCACGCCTGACCTATTCGTCCGTATCGGGCGTCCGAATAAGCCGAGCTTTGCGCTGTGGATCGAAGTGGATCTAGGCACCGAGCGGCAACGCCAGATTGCCGACAAGCTCGATCGCTATTGGACGGCATACCAGCACGCCACGACGGCGCATCTCGACGTCTACCCGCCTGTTCTCTTCCTTGTCCCGGATCGGCTGCGGGAGGAACAGATCGCCGACACGATTCGCCGGCAGCCGGCAGAATCACACGCCCTATTCCGGGTAGCGCTACAAAGCAATTTCCCCGATATTCTTCTCTAAAAGTATTCACTAACACCCCTGTAAATGGTATACTAAGAGAGTAAATAAATAGGGCTATGCCCAGGGGATAATATGACAGAAAAGAGAGAAGAACCGTACAACCCAACCCATGAACTGAAAGTGTATTTCCGTCCGGGTTCAAAAGAGCAAATCGCCGCGGCGGCGGTCGACATTATCAAGCTGTCCGCGAAGTACGGGGGGTTCGCCCACGCGACCTACACCCTCGAAACAGTGAAGATGCAGATGCACTTCAAAATGGTGGAGCTGACGAAGCAATACTTTTGCCTGCACTTGCCTCAGGGAACCCCAAAGGCATTCGAGGCGGAGTTGAATGAGCTATACGGACCATGGATGTTCGAGTTCGAGGCGAACTGGGATCCCGAGTATGACCCGGTGATAGACGTGCCGGAGGGCTTGTAATGGCTGTACTACTAGAAACTTCGTCAGTAGAAGAAAGCCTCCGTCGTCTGGACGAAGGCGACATAGTGGACGTCAGTCTTTATGGGAACCGTATACGCAGCAGCAAAGAAGCCAGCAGGTTGAGCGACGGGGTCTACTCCGTCTTCCATCACATCAGCAACGTCGAGACCTTCTTCAGTCGTCAGGCGATAGGCGAGGTCATCGCCGGCGTCCGTTCGCCATGGGATGGTGACATCGAAGGGCTCGCCGTATGACTTACGACTTCGACGAGCTGCAGGACTGGGGTGTCAGCGAATTGATCGAGTACATTCTCGAGCTGCAAGATGCGAAGGCTTAGCTACCCGCCCCAGCGAACCAATCACAACGGTCCACAGAGTCCGTACCTGAAAAAGCGAGAGGCTGCCCTAAGCGGCAGCCTCTTTTTTATTGTCGCCATCTCGGCGCTTACGGTAGCGATCTGCTCGATCGCCTACTGTGCCCTGCTGTGATCGCCAACTCAGGTTCACGTGCCGGCTTAGGTTATCGAGGCGTTCGCGCTCGATCTCACTGGCAGCCCGGGGGATCTTGAAATCCGGAACAGGGATCCGGCGGAAGAGGCTTTTAGATTCATTACTACCCATTGCGCCTGAGTATCAAGTACTCGGGCGCTTTTGGCAATAGTTGCAAATTACGCGCGTTCGTTCATAATCAGAAGTAACCGCTGACTCGTTCACCAACTTGTCAGTCGGGGGTATAAGAAAACCTCCCCGTATTATCGGAGAGGTTGCTGACTCGTTCACCTGCCATCTATTTTAGCAGGTCTCTTCTCTTATGCAAATACTTCTGACCCTAGTTCCCGATCTATTCAAAATCGGAGTAGATACTTGCCGGCTGCGCTAAAGCCAGGCTCTGATATCCCAGTAGGTTACGTCACGTAATGGACTGGGCAATGACCCCTGTAACGTCACCCTGGTCTATGCGGTGCGCGGCAAGTATCGGGAAGCCCCTACCTAGTAGTCGCGGAAGCGAACGGTCTCAAGGGACACCACGAGAAGCTCTGACCTGCAGATCCCGCTTAGCTGCGGAAGGGGGTCCCTATTGGCTGACGTTTCCGAATCCTCCAATGGGACTGCCGACGATCTCCCGCGCTACGAAGTCCAAGACCAGTAGACCGGTGACAATGAACACCAGTGCCCCGCATACGACGAAGATGGTCCCCAAGACTCTCGTTCGGAGCGTGCTGTCCGTGCCTCGTCGGACCAAATAGACCGCGAACACCGCCCCGATGAATATGAAGACGAGCTGCAGCACGTTACTGAAGGCATGTTGCCCTTCCACGCTAGACAACGCGCCTGACGCGACACCGACTCCCCAAGCGACGAAGACCACGATGAGTCCCGCCATCGTCCGGGTCGTGACGTCCTTCCAAAAAGACTCATCCGTCAGCCAGCGGGCTGCTGTGGATACCCGCTTACGTACGGGGTGCGGTTGATCGTCACTCACGAGAGCAGGGTATCGGCGCGGAGGGTTGGCGCGTCATTCGAACGTATGTTCTACTCGACCGGTGGGAAGCAATAAGCGATACGGCGAGCAGCTGCAGACGTACCGGTCCAACAAGGCTGCCGAGCTGCGCACTGCCCTGCCCATCTCACTCACGCCGGCACAGCTCGATTTCGAGCACGATCCCATCAAGCCGGTGACTGCCATCTATGAGGTGAGCGCTTGGATGGCGTTCGACGATGGGCGGATCGCGAAGGTCTTTGGACAAGCCCGTGAGCGGACCAGCCGGGCAGTGCATGTCCACTGGGGGATCGGCGACGGCAACTACCGGGACGCGTGGGTGTGGGCGGCTGCCGTGGAGCGCTTGTAGGTCTTGACGGATCCGCAGCTCCGGCTCATAGTCAGCGGCGATATGGAGAGCGACAACGTTTGGGGACGCGATGAAGCGATTGACGACATCCTCGATGGTTTCGAGGGGATGGGTGATCGCGCCAAGCGCACTGAGACCGCCCGCCTGATCTACCTGTTCGAATGGCTCGAGGGTGTGCGTCCGGACTTCGCGAAGGACCTAGAACGTCAGACCCGCATCTCACGCAACCTGTTCCGCATGTGCCTGCTGATCGACGAGCGCCTCGGCTTCGCCACGAAGGGCGGTGATGGAACAGCGTGAGCCCCACCCGGACGACGTCGAGTTGGAGTCGATCCTCCTCGCTGTCCTGAGGCTCGACTACTCCAGCGACAAGGTCGAGACCGGCATGATCGTGGACATGTATGACTGGCTCGCGGAAGTGGAGAAGGTCCACCGGATAACGCCTCGCCGGCAGAAGTTGATGGGCGCTATAGCCATCAAGCTCACGAGAGCCATGGACGAGCGCTTCGCACCCTGATCGCTGTCGAACGCTCAAGGCGCTGGATAGCATCGCCATGTGCACCTTGCCTGGAACGAGATCACAGCCCGAGCAGCGAAGTTCGCGACTGAGTGGGCAGGGGAGACCCGGGAGACGAGTGAGTCCCAAACCTTCTGGACGGAGTTCCTCGAGGTTTTCGGCATCAACCGCAAGCGGGCAGGCGGCTACTTCGAGTACGCGGTCAAGCTAGCCGGCAAAAAGTACGGCTTCATCGACATGTTCCTGCCGGGCAAGATGCTCGTCGAGCAGAAGAGTTCCGGTCGCGATCTGTCGAAGGCGCAAGGGCAGGCGCTCAGCTACCTCGACGGGCTCACGAACTACGACCTTCCGAACATCATCGTCACGTGCGACTTCTCGGTGTTCCAGATCTTGGACCTCGAAACCCGCGAGGTCGTCACGTTCCCGCTCGAGGATCTGCCGAAGCACGTCCGAGAGTTCGCGATCCTCGTCGACGAGGCGCCTCAAAAGTACGAGGAGCAGAACCCGGTCAACCGGGAAGCAGCGGAGCGCATGGCTGCACTCCACAACGCGATCGAGGCGACCGGGTACCGGGGGCACAAGCTCGAGCTGCTGCTCGTCCGGTTGGTCTTCTGCCTCTTCGCGGAGGACTCGAGGATCTTCGAGTTGAACCAGTTCCAGAACTACATCCGCAATCGCACGCAGGTGGACGGCACCGATCTCGGTCCGAAGATGTCGCGGCTGTTCGAGGTGCTCAACACGAAGCCAGAGGAACGCTCCACAGCCCTCGACGATGACCTCGCCGCCTTCCCGTACATCAACGGTGGTCTGTTCTCCGAGCTGATCCCGATACCTGACTTCGACACCACGACCCGCTTCAGCCTTCTGATGGCTACGCGCCCTGACTGGTCCAAGGTCAGCCCCGCAATCTTCGGCGCGATGTTCCAAGGCGTCATGAATGAGGACCAGCGTCACGACATCGGCGCGCACTACACGAGCGAGGAGAACATCCTCCGGGTTATCAAGCCGCTCTTCCTCGACGACCTCTACGCGGAGCTGGAGCCTCTGGTCCGCCGTCGCTCCCGCACCCAGCAGGAGGATAAAGAGGACAAGCGCGTCCGTGCAAACCGCCTCGCTCGGCTCGACACCTTCCACGACAAGATCGCCAACCTCAACTTCTTCGACCCAGCTTGTGGTTGCGGGAACTTCCTCGTGATCGCATACCGGGAGCTGCGCCGGCTCGAGCACCGCGTCGTGGCAGCCATGGCGGGCGGAACCGCTCTGCTGGACGTCACTGAGCTGCTCAGGGTACGCGTGGAGCAGTTCCACGGCATCGAGATCGAAGAGTTCCCTGCGCTCATCGCCAGGACCGCTCTGTGGCTCACGGACCACCAGATGAACATGGAAGCCAGTGAGCAGCTCGGCGAGCACTACACGCGCCTTCCACTCACTGAGGGCGCGAACATCGTGTGGGCGAACGCGCTCACGAAGGACTGGGGCGATGTAGTAAAGCCTGACCAGCTCGACTTCATCATGGGCAACCCGCCCTTCCTCGGCTCGCGGGTGATGAGCAAGCCCCAGAAAGTTGAGCTGAAGGCGGTTGCCAAGGGCTACAAGCAGTCGGGATTCCTGGACTACGTCACTGGCTGGTACATCAAGGCGGACAAGTTCCTCGATGTGAACCCGGACATCCAGGTGGCATTCGTGTCCACCAGCTCGATCAGCCAGGGGGAGCAGCCCGGGATTCTCTGGAAGAAGCTGCTCGCAAACGGTGCGCACATCAACTTCGCCCACCGGACCTTCCGCTGGACGAATGGTGCGAAGGGGATTGCCCGGGTCCACTGCGTCATCGTGGGCTTCGGACGCAAGGCGAAGGCACAGAAGGAGCTGTACGAGTACCCGGACATCACGGGCGAGCCCGTGCTGAGCTTGGTGCCATCCATCAGCCCGTACTTGATCGAAGGCGACGAGTACGTGGTGAGCAACCGCGAGAACCAGATCAGCTCGATGCTTCCCATGGCGTTTGGCAACATGCCGGCGGACGACGGGAACCTGCTGCTGTCGACTGAAGAGCGCGACTACCTGGTCGCTCACGAACCAGCAGCCGCGGCTTGGATCCTGCCTTGCTATGGAGCGCGCGAGTTCATCCGGAAGGAAGATCGCTACGCGCTGTGGCTGGAAGGGATCTCGCCGTCCGAGCTGAAAGCGATGCCGCTCGTCTACTCACGGGTGGAAGCCAACAAGGCGAACCGCGCGAAGTCCGCCCGTCCCGAACTGGCGTCGATCCCGCACCTATTCGCGCAGCGCACCCAGTCGCCGAAGTTCCCGTTCCTACTCATCCCCAGCGTGTCCAGTGAGTCGCGGCGCTACGTGCCCATGGGCTTCTTCGAGCCCGGCGTCGTGACCACGAATCTGAACCTCGCGATCCAAGACGGGACGCTCGAACTGTTCGCGGTCCTGACCAGCCAGATGCACATGGACTGGATGCGGCTGGTGGGCGGCAGGCTCGAAAGTCGGTACCGCTACTCGAAGGATGTCGTCTACAACAACTTCATCTTCCCGAAGCTCACCGACCAGCACATCGTCAAGTTGCAGGCTCTTGGGCAGGCGGTCCTTGACGCCCGAGCTGCCTACCCGAATGAGTCCCTCGCCAATCTCTACGACGACGTGCTGATGCCCTTTGAGCTGCGCAAGGCACACGATGCGATCGACGTTTACGTGGACAGTCTCTACCGCGAAGAAGAGTTCGCTGGATGGGAAGAGAGAGTGCGTCACTTGCTAGCTCTGCACAAGCAGCACGAGGAGGCACTCACCGTCTAGGGGTGTGAACGTATGGGTCGCCTGTGGGGTGTGCCCTTCCCCAACCCCTGAGTCGCACCTAGCCCCTTAGCCAAACCCCCTTCCCTGCCGTGGGGGTACCCTCTCCACCCCTGTTAAGTGTTGTAAAAAATAAACGCAGCGGGGGAGTTGCGCGGGCGTGGAAGGGAAGTGCTTTCGTCCTTGTAAAAGCGCAATAGTTGTGCATAAATAAGGGCACGATATGGAAGCGGAGCAGGACCCAGCAGTAGCGCAGGATAACGATTCGGAACAACCGAATCCTGTTGGTCGTCCGCTCAAATTCAAGACCGTCGAGGATCTCGAACTCGCTATCCAGAACTACTTCGCCGAGTGCGATCCTCATACCGAGAAGACGCTCGTTGAAGTCGGGCGCGACTCGCACGACAACATGCTTTTTGATAGCCGGCTGCGCATCACGGAGCAGAAGCCATACACAGTCTCAGGTCTCGCCAGGTCTCTCGGCATCGACCGCGACACCCTGATCAACTACAAGAAGCGCGACGAATTTATCGGCTCGATACAGGCTGCCTACGACCGCTGCCACGAGTATGCCGAGTCTCAGCTCTTCGGCAGAGCCCAAGCGGGAGCAGCCTTCAGCCTGAAGAACAACTGGGGCTGGAAGGACAGAACCGAAGTAGAGAACAACCACACGGGCAACGTCTCATTCGTGAACGATGTTCCGCGTCCAAAGACGGGCAATGCCGAGCCTTAAGGTTCCTGACTACACAGCGTCCGATCGGCAGACGGCGTTCCACACGGCTGTAGCTGACGAGAAGCTCTATGGCGGTGCAGCTGGGGGAGGGAAGACCGCCGCGATCGTGGCGGAGAGCATCACGCTCGCGCTCGAGTACCCAGGCATCCCGATCAACCTGTTCCGCCGCACGATCCCGGAGTTGAACAAGACCATCCGCCCCGAGCTGATGAAGCAGACCCGCGACTACATGAAGGCGGGGCACATCGTCTATCACGGGCAAGCGAGCGCTGAGTACGAGGGCAGGTCCTACGTCTTTGAGAACGGCTCGAGCATCACGCTTAACTATCTGGACAACGCGTCCGACATGTTTCGCTACCAGGGATCCGAGATGCCAGTGATCGGCGTCGATGAGCTGACCCAATTCCCCTTCGACTGGATCGAGTATCTACAGACCCGTAATCGCACGAGTAACGCTGCATGGCCTGTGATCTTTATGGCAGGAACAAACCCGGGCGGCATAGGGCATGGCTGGGTGAAGAAGCACTACATCGACATAGGGGAGTGGGGCAAAGTCCAGGAGATCCGCCTCCCTGACGGATCGTTCACGACTCGCGTCTTCATCCCCGCTTCGCTGGACGATCACCCGGACGAGCGCTTCAGGACCGACTACAACAAGCAGCTGCAGAAGATCTCAGACCCCCAGCTACGCAAAGCGCTGCGATACGGCGACTGGGACATGTTCGCCGGTCAGGTCTTCACTGAGTGGTCCAGGCGCACCCACGTGGTCGATCCCTTCGCGATCCCGGATCACTGGAAGCGTTGGCGGTCGACCGACTACGGCAACCACAACAGTGTCGGATGGTTCGCCGAAGATCCCGCCTCGGAGCACGTCTTCATGTACCGGGAGTTTCGTCTGGATGAGTACAAGACGATCGACTACAAGGCGAGCGTCATCAAGGATCTCGAGGCTGGGGAAGACATCCGCTATGGGATGGCGGACCCAGCGATATGGAACGGCTCAGCCGATCACAACGATCAGCAGGGCAAGTCGATCGCTGAGCTTTACGAAGCAGCAGGTGTGAAGTGGCAGCCGGCGGTCAACGATCGCAAGGCAGGGCTCGAGGTAGTGCACAAGGCACTCCAACCCATGGCAGACGGCATCCCAATGCTTCAGGTCTTCTCGACTTGTACAAGCATGATCACGACCCTGCCTGATCTTCCGTACGACCGCCATAAGGTCGACGACGTGGACACGGGCGCAGACGATCACGACTACGACATGTTGCGCTATGCGCTCATGAAGAGTCGCATTAGTCGCAAGAAGCCGGAAATTAAACGCGGTGCATATCGCAGCAGGAGGTGAGTATGAAAAAGATTATCGAAGATATTGGGCAAGACCTGACCGATGCGGCATTTGACCGCTTCAAGAGGGGTGACGTACTGCGTTTTCGTAACGCCGAAGGGCGAATGACGGAGTTCAAGATTATCTATCTAAACAAGCGCATGCGCAGCTGTAAGGTTCGCCAGGTCATCACATTCCTGCCGAGCGACTTAGGTGGCACTGTGACCGAGCGGGACGCCGAATAGGACTATTCAAGCCATTGGGCACATGTTATGTTTAGGGGGATTTAAATGGGGATATATCAACTGAATGGCTAGCGCGAAAAGGACATCGACAACAGGGAAGCAGATCAAGAGTCCTGCTGATGATGCTCCGACCGATGACCCCGTCCTCGTCAAGGCTCTGAAGCGCTACGACGAGTCTTACGAATACCAGCGGTCGAACTGGCACAAACGCTGGGACCGCGCGAACAAGCTCTACGACAACGAGCGCGTTGACGCTGCTTACAAGGGCACAACGGACACTTTCGTCCCGATGACCTACCAGACCATCGAAACCATGACGAGCGCGCTCAACAACGCGAACCTCCGCTTCGACTACGAGTCTGGCGATCCGATGAAGCGTGTCGATCCGGCGCCTCTCAACGCACTCGTCGAGGAGTACTGGGATCAGGGGCAGTGGGATCTTGAGCTCGAGGAGGACTATCGCGAAACCTTCATCGACGGGATGGTCGCGCACATGCTGGCTTGGGACATTGATCACCCCGAGCTTGAGAGCTTCGCCATGCGCGATGCCATCGTCGATCCGACGATCAAGAAGCCTGCAGACCTCCAGAAGGCTGGCTCATACGCCGGGCGCCGCTACCACGTACGGAAGGGCACTCTCGAGACGTACGAGGTCGTGGACACCGATCTCAATAGCAAGACATACGGCGAACTGATCCCTCGCTTCAATCTGGAGTCGATCACGAACGCTCCAGGCGGCATCAACAACGGGCAACCGGACGACAAAGCCGTCAAGGAGATGTTCGCGGGATCCACTCTCGGCAGCGCTGCAGACGACCAAGACGAGTTGATCGAGATCTGGGACATCGACCGCGTCGTCACGATGCGCAACCGCACCGACGTCATCGAAAACATCGTCAATCCATACAAAGAGCGCCATCAGATGCTGCTCGAAAAACGCTTCCAGGCGGAGATCGACGCGAAGCTCGAATCCGGGGGGTATGTCGATGTCCAGGGCTATCCGGACATGGAGACCTACGAGAAGGAGTCTGACGCGGTCAAGAGCCGTGCGACGTCAGAAGCCAAAGGGCTTGTGCCGTTCTTCTTCCTCCGCAACTTGCGCCGCAAGTCGCTCTTCTATGCCAAGGGCGAGATCGAGTCGATCGCCAAGGAGCAGGAACTGCTCAACGACTTCACCAACATGGAAGCTGACTACATCATCCGGCAGCTCGCCCCACAAAAGGAGCTGGACCCTGAGTACGAAGACTGGATCGACCTCATCACCAACGATCCCGACATCGTGTACCCGTTCAAGCCCGGATCTCTTAAGGACCGCGATACACCTGTGCTCCCGGCGAACTCTTTCAATAACCGGATGAACATCAAGGCGGAGATCCGCGAGACCACTGCCATCGATCAGATCGCCAAAGGTCAACAAGCCAAGGGCGACATCACTGCTACAGAGGTAAACGCGCAACTTGCCGGCACCGGTCAGCGCATCGAGAGCAAAGCCCGCATCTTCGAGAAGGACGGGTTGTACTGGTGGGGTTACATCCTCTTCAGGCTCATCCAGCTGAACGTCGATCGCCCGCTTGTCGTCGAGACCTTTGATGCCAAGCAGGACCGCGCAGCGATGCTCGAGAAATACGGCATCGATCTGCCGCCTGGCGCTGCGATCTTCGATCCTGCGGACTATCAGGAGGATTGGAAGCCGCGCATCGTTCTTGATGTCGAAGCGAAGTCAAAGGAGCGCGAGCAGATGGAACAGGCGCGCGAGAGCTATCAGATCCTCATCCAGGACCCGACGAATAACCTGGAGGAAGCCAAGAAGCGCCTCTACCCGAAGATGTTCAACATCGATAAGGGGGACCTGCAGGCGATCATGACCGCGCCCGCGCAACCGATGCTTCCAAATGCCGCACCTGCGCCTGCCGTGGTGCCGCCAGGAGTTCCAGATGGACAGTGATGTCAGCGCGTTGAAGCGCGCATCAGAAGCAACGGCGTTCGCCGAGAGCGACTTCGGCAAGCACTACCTGAAGCGTCTCAGGGATGCCAAGGCGCGCCACCTCGCAAGCGTCATGGACGTCACTCTCACTGAGACGTTCCGCGCCCATTCGGGCACTATCGCTGCCACGATCCAGAGCGAGCTGGATTACTTCGCAATCGCGCGAAAAGTCACGACAAGCCCGACGTTCAAGAAGCGCGTGCTCGACGCCCTGTCCCGGCGATCCTCAAAGGAGGCGGTCCCCATCGTGTAGGTGTGCTGCGTGAGTAGGAGATACATCAATTAACCCGGCCCGTCACCTGGTTGAACTCCTACTCCGGCAGCACCTCTCCACCAATAGAGAGGGGTGAAGCAAGCAAAGGAGCAGGTTCCAATGAGTGAAACCACAACCCCTGAGCCTGTCGAGACTCCGCCCGCTGATCCAGCACAAGGCATCGAGACGACAGACCCAACGGCGGTCCCAACGACTACCGAACCAATCAATGACCCGTCTGAAGACGAAGGCGACGCGCCCGCTGATCCAGCACAAGGTGCAGCCACCGAGGAAGACGATCCCGCAGCGTATTGGCTGAAGAAGGGCATCGACATCAGCACGCCAGAAGGGCTCGCGAAAGCGACCAAGTCCTACCGCGAGGCAGAGCAGGCGATGACCAAGAAGAGCCAGGAGGCATCAGAGTTAGCGCGCAAGCTGACATCAGCAACGCCAGCACCAGAGGGTGCGTCTGAAGCCACTGAGGCACTCCACATAGCTCGCAATCTTCAGAACGCGAACACCATCAACACTTGGAAAGCCGAGAAGGGTGTGACTGCTGAAGAGGACCAAGCCATGGGGCAATACGTACAGGACAACCCTGACATCGCGGAGCTGCTGACCGGAGGGAAGTTGTCCCTTGATCAGTTGCGCACACTCGCATCGGCGGCAACGCCTGTCGATACGGCTGCGATCAAAAAGCAGGGGGGACATGAAGCGCTCACGACGCTTGCGAACAAGCAACGAACTACTCCCGTTTCCGGAAACGCGGCATCAGGTAAGACCCCTGAACGTGATCCGATTATGGAGGCGTTGCTCGCAGACGATTAATTTATGGAGTAACCCCAAATGTCACAAAACTATGCAAAGGCGCATCTGAAGGTCCTCGACGAAAAGTTCTTTACTGAGTCGAAGACCGACATGATCATCAACAAGGGCATTCGCCTTGAGTTCACAGGTGTGAAGACCGTAACGATCTACACCGTCGATGTCGTCGACGAAGTCGATTACATCCGTAACGGAACCGAGCGCTTCGGCTCGCTGATCGAACTCGGAACCGGCACACAAGAGTTCACGATGTCCCAGGACAAGTCGTTTACCTTCAGCGTCGACCGCGGCAACCTCGAGGACAGCATGCTGATCCAAGAAGCTAACACCGCCGTCAAGCGCCAAGTCCGCCAGGTGTCAGTTCCTAACACCGACAAGTACCGCCTTGCAGTGCTTGTCGCGTACGCGGTAGCCAACAACCAAAAGCAAGCGACCGCCGCCCTCAACAGCACCAACGCCTACACGACGTTCCTCGCTGATCAGGCTGCACTCGACGATGCTGAAGTCGCGCCAGAAGACCGTGTCACCTACCTGACGCCAACCACGTACAACCTGTTCAAGCTGGACCAGAACTTCATCAAGGGCTGCGACCACGCCTATGACGACCTCAAAAAGGGAATCATCGGCACCGTGGACGGCAACACGTTGGTGAAGATCCCGACTTCGTGGTTCCCAGCGAACATCGACTACCTGACCGTCCATAGGCAGGTTCTCGTTGCGCCGACCAAGTTCAACATGGTCCGCGTGCTCACTGAAGTCCGTGGTGTCGACGGCGCAGTTGCGGAAGGTCGCCGTTACTACGACGCCTTCATCCCAAAGAACAAGGGCGTTGCGATACGCGTCCACAAGAACGCCTAATCGGCAAGGAGACCATCAATCATGGCAACTGAAGCAAGTGAAAAAGCAAACGTTGTGGGCGTGTACGTCCACAAAGAGTCAGGTGAAGAACTCGAGGCTTTGAACGTTCCGCAAGCCGACGCATTCGTGCGCCTCGGCTTCCAGTTCGATGCCAAAAAGACTGCCGAAGCTCGTAACAAGGCTGACAAAGCCGAGGAGGGCAAGTAATGCCAGTAATCAACAACACTCGCAAAGGCTTCCTGTCGGCAGCAGTGACGGGCAACAAGACCCTTACCGCAGCTGACTCAGGCATCGTCCAGGACGTGCAATCAGATGCAGTTATCTCGCTGCCAGCGAGCACAGCGGGTCTGACCTTCACAATTCACGTCGGACAGAGTGCGACTTCGGGTAATCAACCGACTGTCACGATCGATCCGAACGCGTCGGACGGAGTAACCGGAAACGGATACACCGCCACAGTGAATAAGGATCTGATCTCCGACAAAACGACCAACAAGTACGGTGATCTCATCACCTTGCGCGGCACCGGCACGACCGGCGTAACTGGTTGGATCGTCGAATCAGTGATCGGAACTTGGGCTCGCCAGGCTTAGCCAAAGCTAGCGTCCACAGAAGCGGTCCTATATGCAGGACCGCTTCTTTTTGTTATATTCAAAGGAACTAGGACGGGCTCACGGATGCTAAATGGCAGACTATTCGACCGCCAATGTCATTGATTCGATTATCGACGATGCGAAGGATCCCACCTTCTCTCGGGATCGAGTGCTGCGGTACATCCAGGACAAGTCTGATGAAGTCCTCGGACACCACCGCTTCAAATTTACCGAGGACATCTTCGACGAAGAGATGAGCGCCGACACGGTGACCCTTGATTACGAGAGCGACCACCAGGACATCATCGATATCACGCTGACCGACGCGACAACAAACAGCACGAGCCATCCTCTATATCTGGCTCCGGATCTCTTCTTTGAGCAGTACCCGATGCCGGATACCAGCAGACCTGGTAGACCGACGAGCTACACCGACTACGCAGGCGAGATCTACTGGAACTGCCCGACCGACCGTGAGTACATCGCTCGGGTGCGCCATGGCATCGCGCCCAAGCGTCTCGAGGACAGCACTGAGGACAAGCCTCAGCTTCCCGTTGAATTCAAGAACATCCTCATCAAAGGCGGGTTGGCTGGTGTGGAGCGTTATCGCCAAAACTTCGACATCGCTGCGGTCTACGACCGTCAATGCGAAGATCTGAGCGAAGACCTTCTGGGGCGCTACGGTCTTCGCAAGCGTGCCCCTGGCAAGGTCCGCTCATCGAGGATGCGCGGTGCGGAAATCTAGGTTCGGCTACCGGACGATCATCCCGTCCATTACTACCCGGAAGGCGATCACCAACCAGATCAGCTTCAAGGGTGGTCGCAATACTTATAAAGACAATGACGACGTCGCGCCTACGGAACTCATCGAGGCGATCGACGCCCGCTTCGTGAAGATCGGGAGGTACAAGACACGACGCGGTTGCGATCGCTACTCAGTACCCGTGGGAGAGTCCGTGACGGCTTCCGTCACATCTGTGGCTGATCCGTCAGTCATAGAGGTCAACGCATCGCAGAGCGTCTCTCAGAGGCTCACAATGAGCGGCTCGTCACAGCGTCTCACCAAAGCCGAAGTCCGGATCAGAAGCACCCCATCAAGCTCGGGCGTCGTGCTCGTCGAGATCCACTCGGACGCCGGTGGGGTCCCGGGCGTCCTGCTCTGCCGCAGCTCGATCGCGCCTGCAGACGTTGCCTCGACTTTCGACTACGTGCCCGTGTACTTCATCTCAACTCCGTCGGCGAGCAGTGGCACCACCCTTTGGATGACTGTCTCACTCCAGAACGCCCGGTCCGGAGCCTACGAACTATCAACGACCGCCACGGGCGCTACCGCACTCGTTGGCAATGCCGGCAACTGGAGTCCGCAAGCTTTCGCTGCAAACGTCAAGCTCTCGAGCGCGACATCAACACCGACCAAAGGGACGTTCCGTGCCTACCGCCCGAACGGTCAGACACTCACGGTCATAGCCCACGGGTCGACGATCTCCAGTGTCGACGACGTTACTGGAGCCACGACGCCGCTCAAGGACGACTTCAACTCGACCGCGACCAGGTACCGCTTCGCGATGGTTCAGGATGCGCTTTATCTAGTGAACGGCAAGGAGAAGCCGTGGAAGCTCGACCTTGCGACCCTTGGCTGGACAGAGCTAACCAACGCTCCCTATATCCCTGATCTGATCATGGAGCACAAGGGGTTGCTCTTATTCAACGACGTCGAGGATGGCAGCCGCGGCTTCTGGAGCAACTTCGGCGACTACCTGACCTACACGAGCACCGACTTCTTGTACGCCCCTGCCCCGAAGGCATCCGACTCCCTTACGGCGTTCGGAAAGCTCAACGGAGTGCTCTACCTCTTCGCCCACAGGAACAAGTTTTCGCTCTTCGGATCGACCGACGACACCTTCAATCTTGACGAGGCAGCGAGTCAGCGCGGCACATTCAGTCAGGAGTCGCTCGTCTTTGATGCGAACTTCATGTATTACGCGGATCACGAAGGGATCTGGAAGGACAACGGTGCCGGTGAGGACAACATCGCTAAGGCGTTCCTCCAGGAGTACCTGGACATCGCCGACAAGACCACGATCAAGCTCGATATCTATCTTAATCGTCTCTACATCTTTTATAAACCGAATGGCGCCTCCGACAACGAAGAGTGCTTCGTCTTCAACCTGTTGCTCGGCAAGCTCGAGAGTCGCGACGTCAACACCCCGATCGGACGGACGTTCTCCAAATACGCTCAGGACGACGTCTTCATCCAAGCAAGCAATAGGGTCGCTGCGCTCTTCTATGGAGAGCTCCAAAGCAATGACTACCACAATATGGGCGACGCAATCGCCTTCGAGCTGAGGACCTCGTACGGCAGCTTTGACAACCCTGGTACCCCAAAGCGAGTAACAAAGTGGCGTCCGAGTTTCCTTTCGACGAGTGGGCAGTATTCCATACAGGCGGGTTGGACGAAAGACATGGAAGAGGCTCCTATTTACTTCGACGTGGAGCTGAGTGGCGGATTTCGCTATAACACTGGTCGTCGCTTCAATTCAGGTCTCCGCTACTCAGGAACTCGCAACGTCGAGCCAACCTTCCTGTCGATTCCCGTAGAGTTCAAGCGCCTCCAGCGTCGCTATAAGCACGATGCTGCGCGCGAGCCCGTGGAATTTGACAGTGAGATTCTGGCTATCGAAGTGCAAAGGTTAGTCTGATGGCAAATAGACTGCAGCAGATCAATGGCGCGGATACAAATTCGATTATTCGCACTTCCAACTCGAACTTCGCCAAGCTCGATCTCGAAGTGATCGCCAAGTCGTTTGGCGGCGACCGAATGACGATCGGCAAGATGCCCAACGGTGATTATGGCTTCATGATCAAGGGGACTGACGGCAACATCGGCATCTACGGCGCCGTGGACAGCCTGAACAATCGCATCCTCAAGGTAGCCAAGCCGGGAAAGGATGCACTCTCGACCAATCCGTCGGATATCGCGTTCGATCTCAGCGCGTAGCACTATTCAGTACGCGTCCATTATGTTATTTTGAGTATAACTAGGACGGGCTTTACGAGAATATTGAGTGGCAAGAAGCCTCGATCAGATCCTTGCTGAATTGAACCCCTATTACGATCCCAGTCGTAAGGTCGTACAGTCTCAACTCGATGCCGTCCCGGGTGAGACAGAGGCTGGCATCGCTCAGGCAGAAGCCAAACTCGGCGTCGCCAACGAAAACATATTGAACGGCGCTCGAACGCGTGGTCTTGGCTTCTCTGGCATCCCCGTGGGGGAGCAGGCAAAGTATGCCGCCACCGACTTCGCACCAGCCGTCGCCGGTCTCAAAGCCACAGGCGCTGCGAAAGCCACCACGCTTGCTCAGTCCCTCAGCGATCTGCAGCTGAAAGCTGTCAGCCAGGCGCAAGGCATCCGGGATAACGAGATCGGCGCCGACCAGAGCGCGGCGACTCTTGCCGAGCAACAGCGCCAATTTGATCTGAGCTACGCGCTGCAGAAGTCCGCAGCTGCTGCAGCCTCCAGCTCGACTGCCGGTATCGGTGCGTACTTGACGGGCACCGACAAGACCGCAACGACAAGTGCTGCCAAGCCGCCTGCCCAGTACGGCTTCAACGATGGCAAGAGCGCATCAAGCGGATTCTACTTCGTGAACGCATCCGGTCAGCCGATCACGGCGGCGCAGTACGCCACGGCTACCAATCAGCCGATCATCAACGTCATCCAGATGATGGCTAAGGCGGGCGACAAGACCTCAGCCGCGATCCTCAAGAACTCCAACCAGGTCAAGACCGGCATCGGGCAGTTCAACCCTGTCGACGTCCAGCGATATAGCTACATCTTGGGAGGTGCATGATGCAAAACGATCCGAATTTCATCGCTAAGGCGAACCCGAACTGGGCGACAGGCGTAGCCACACCTAAAAAGAAGAAGGGAACGTTTCTCACGTCATTGATTCCCACACTGGGCGGTTCGGGAGGAGCATTGGCAGGCGGCGCAGCAGGCGCTGCGCTCGGCTCAGTGGTTCCGGGACTCGGTACGGCGATCGGCGGGCTCGTGGGAGCACTGATCGGAGGAGCCGGGGGTTCCGCCGGAGGCAAGGTGCTGCAGAACTCAGCCGAAGGTGAAGCGGATCTAGGTAAGGGCGTAGCTGGCGAAGCACTACTTGGTGGCGTTACATCCCTGCCTATAGGAAGCGGTCTCAAGCTCGCGGGCGCAGGCATCAAGGCTCTGGGTGGGGTGGGATCCAAAGCAGCTGTGAACACTGCGGTCAAAGCGACCGGTGGCACCGCTGCCAAGACGTCGCTCGCCGGTCGGCTACGCACTTTGGGCGACAACGCTCTCACCTCGCAGTACGGCACCATCTCGAAACCATTCGCGCGATCTACGGACCCGAAGGCGACCATCTCGACTCTTGCCGGCGCAGGTATCACGAAGCCTGCGGACGCAGAGCGCATCGCCTCGGCTATAACAGGCGGCAGCGGCATCATCACCAAGGCAACCGCGGATGCCGTAGGCACCGCGAAGGGCGTCAACACCTCCGGACTCGACGAGGTACTTGAGCAGGCTATTTCGAACAACGGACTTGTGGACGCAGATGCCAAGTCGGTTCGTCAGATCTTCAAGGCGCAAATGGGCAAGCTCAACGGGGGACCGGCAGGTTCACTCGCTACAGGAGCTGATCCGGACGCCTCGATCGGCGTCATCCGCGCGCTCGAGAAGCGCATTGCGAATCTCAGCGGTAAGGGCGACAACTATCGCCTCAGCACTCCGGAACGCCTCGATCAGGCAGCAGTCCTGAAGCTCGTACGTGACGAACTCGAGGATCGCCTCTTCGTTGGCGCGGGTGCGAACGGAGGTGTTGCTTCCGCTCTGACGCCGAAGGTTCGCGACACTCTCACTGGTCTCTTCCCGGATAACCCGAAATGGACCCAGTACGTCGACGACAACATTTTCGGCTCCAAAACAGTGGATGAGCTTCGCAGTTCAGTTGCTCCATTTGTCAAGGTCGGCAAGATAATCGATGAGGGCGAGCGCAACGCGATGACTTTCGGCGGACGAGTTGGAAACGCATTTGCAGGGGGAGGCAACGGGCTCCTGGATACCCTTGGCGGCGCCGCGACAAACGTCCTAAAAAATCCGGCTGCACGAGTAGCCGGCACAACACTGCGCACCGCTGCAGATCTCGTCGGAGGAAGCGGGGCTAAGCCGGCGGTTCGAGGTCTCACCGACGCGCTTGCAGGCGTAGCCGGCACGCAAGGCGTGGTGCCACTAATCGCCCGTCAGGGCGGCTCTCGCATCGCCGTGAACGCACTGACCGATCCAGAGTCCGATGCCGGTGCCATGCCTATCGACCCGACGATCCAACCAGGCTTCACTACGAACCCCGCGGGCACCTTGGACCAAACAGCCACGACGCCGCCCGAGGAACAAGAGAACCCATTTGGCGCATCTAGTGCCGACTTTGCGCAGGCATATACGAAGGCACTTGCCGCCGGGGACGAAGAAGCGGCTGCGCAACTCAAGCAGCTCTACGCGCTCTCGACAGATTGGGAATCATCCCAACAGGCGCCTGGTCTCGGAAGTCTGAGCGCCACGACAGGACAGGCTCTCGCGACATCATCGAACGGACTCAGCACACTCGACCAGCTCGAAGGACTGTTCCAACAAGCTGGTAGCGGCGGCGGACAAATCGGTGGGCGGGTCCAGACCTTCCTCGGCAACGCTGGATTGGACGACAACGCAGCCGCATACACGTCACTCGCCGAGTCCGCGACGTCACAGCTCGCTAAGGCGATTAACGGTAGCGGCACGGTGTCAGACGCCGACGCGGCAGCCCTCATTAAGGCATTACCTCAATTAACTGATAATCCGCGGGTCGCGGCTGCGAAGTTTGCGGCGCTACGGGCTCGTCTCCAAGGATCTCAAAGCAATGCCCTGCTCTATGGCGGTGGAATAAGCGAAGAATAGACCCCTCGCCTATTTTCACGCCCGGTGCATTCTGCTATATTGAGAATAACTAGGACGGGCTCACGAGACAAAGCTATATTAGCCTCCGTTCCTCAAGTTGATCCGAATGATGAGATAACCGCTGAGTCGGTGAATCAGGGTGCCAACGCGTTGGCAGTCGTCGTCAATGGCGGCATTGATGATACCAATGTCTCGACCCTCAGCGGAACTAAGCTCACCGCTAGCACGATTCCCGGCTCTGCCATGACGGCAGAAGCCAGTCCTTACACACGCCTGTACGAATCAATGGGTGATTTTGTTGCCTCTGGCGGTGTCTGGAGCCCGCTCACCGGTCTAAACGCCACGATGAGTGCAGCTGTTTCCTACATAGCCGGAAAGCGTCTTACAACGGCTATGGTGACTTCGTATGCGTTTACTGCAAGCAAAGACACCTACGTTTACATCGATCTAAATGGTGTCGTGCAGTACTCAGCGCTCGCGAACGGCTCCTCCGTACCCGCGACCCCAGCGAACAACCTGCTAGTCGCGAAGGTCGTCACGAACGGCTCAGCGGTCGCTGTTTTGTACAACGATCGGATCCTCGCTCCCGCATCTACGAAGCCAAACTTCCGCGCGTATCTTTCCAATGCTTACGCGCTTGGAGCAAGCGGCGACGTCGTGCACCTCGATGCCGAGAATCGCGACACCCTGAACAACTTCAGCACCAGCACCTACCGCTTCACTGCCCAGCACACGGGGACGTATGAATTCAAAGCAGCCGTGAACCACAACATTGCCAGCGGAAACGCTCTGTATATTTCCCTCTTCAAGAACGGCTCGGAAACAAGTAGGGGAACGGAGGTACTAGCCAGCGCTACATTCGATTTTTCCAGTGCTGTAGCCGACGATATCGAGCTGGTCGCTGGAGACTACGTCGAGGTTCGAATCTCCGGGACTGTGGGTAATCAGGTCAAGGCTGGTGCATTCCTCACCTACTTCGCCGGATCGTTGAAGAGGCAGCCCTCATGAGTGAGCACAACCGCGAGGACATCGGCTATTCGGGCAGAGACATCATGGACAAGCTCGTGGCGCTCACGATCAACCAGGAAGTCCTGATGTCGGACGTCGCTGAGATCAAGACGCAGACCTATAAGACCAACGGGCGCGTGAACAAGCTCGAGCGCAGCGCCGAGCTGCAGGAGAGCCAAGCCAAGTGGCAAGAGGACTACATGGCGAAGCACCCGACGATCCAGAACATCAAGGCGGAGAACCTCACCGTTCAGCGCAAGTGGTACGACAACAAGGATCTCGTCAAGGCAGCTGGCATCATCACCGCGGGCGCAGCCGGCATCATCACGTTCTTCATCGGATCGGGAGCCGCGCGATGATCACTCTGCTGATCGCACTACGCCTGATTCCATACCTGCTCACCGCGATCATCGCTTGGCAGAAGGGGTTCCTCCGGCTGACGTTCGCGGCGATGCTCTGTATCGCCACCGTCCTCTACACGCTGACGCTTCCAAGCCCGCCTGCGCTCTTTCCTTTTGTCCTCTCGTCGCTCTTCTCGCTCGCGTTGCTCTTCCACGCTCTTGACTTGAAGAGTCGTAAGGGAGGCGGACGATGATCGCCAATGACTTCCCAGTGACCTTCGGCTACCGAGCAACGGACGGTGTCTTCTACGGACCTAAAGGCTCAGTGGGCAAGTACCACCGCGGGAACGATCGAGCGTGTCCAGTCGGAACGCCGATCGTCATCGGTGGCGTGATCATCGGCTACACGGGCAACACCGGGGTGACCGGCGGTCCTCACCTGCACATACAAGCGGGCACGGATATCGCCTGCCAGAAGGACATCGACCCGACGCCGTACGAGTTTCAGCCGGGCACCGTAGTCGCCGTGGGAATCGGGAGCCAATGGGGCAACTACGTCACGGTGCGGGTGGGCGACTCATACGTGACGTACTGCCACCTGAGCAGCGTCGCGACGTTCGTCGGGCAAGAACTAACCACCTCGAGAGGAGGAAGCATGATCTCAATTTCATACGAAGAGTACGAGGACCTGAAGAGCTGGAAAGCCAAGGGCATCGACGCCACCAAGTACAAGGACGCGGTCATCGCATCCGAAGCATGGAACGGTGACATGCACCAGTCGATCGAGTTGATTACCCCTGTGATGAACGACCTACATGGGTTCAAGCGCGACCAGGTGGCTCAAGGCATCCAGGGCAGCAAGTCCCAATCCGCCACGACCCTGAAGCCAGGGCTCTACGAAGTGGTAGCGGGGTGAGTATGCAAGTCAGCATCCCTCCCAAGGTCCGCGTCGTCCTATATGTCGCAACCGCGCTCGGCACGCCGGTCATTGCCTATCTCCTAGCCAAGGACTACATCGGATCCCTCGAAGTCGCCCTCTGGAGCGGTGAGGTAGCCGTGATCAACGTGCTTGCGGCGCTCAACGTGCAGAAAAACGACGGGGCATCCAACTAGATGGCTAAGCCTCCCGAGATCATCCGCGGAGACGATCAGACGGTTCCGGTCCCGGCTACCGCTCTGTTCGGGGACGTAACGGGAGGGTCCGCTTACCTCTTTGTCATTCCGAGGGGTGCGAACGCCAGCGATACGGTCGTAGATCCATCGGCGGTCATCACGTCCTCGCTCGGACCGTTCGAATCTGACGTGACATCGTTCGACTTCGAGTTGTCGAGCCAGGCGGGCGTCCCAAATAGCTCGTTGATTCCAGTCGGAAAGTACTACTGGTACGGGCGGTACCTCAGCGCAGCCCAAAAGCTGACCACATTCCGCTTCGACTCTGTAGAAGTCGAGGTGACTCCTCCACGGGGAAGCTCCTAGTGGGTAGCTCTATCCGCTCTATGAAGATCGTGGCGCAGGTCAAGGCGGCGCCGATCTTCAAAGTGCAGGCGCGTGTGCAAGGGCCTAGGGGTGAGGATGGCCAGGTTCAGAGCGTCAATGGACGTACAGGGGTCGTGACAGGTCTAGCCGAAGCATCGGCGCTGCCGGGAGACGCCACGTCATCAGTCAAAGGATTGGTTCGACTAGCGGGTGACCTCGCGGGCTCTGCATCGTCGCCTATTGTACGAACCCGGACGGTATCGAAGATTGTCGCGCCGACAGGTATTGCAGCGGATTACAGCACGAGTGGCACTAATGACCACACGGTCATCAATACTGCTATAAGCGCGGTCAGTGCAGCTGGTGGAGGACGAGTTGTATTGCGCGCCGGCAACTATTCAATGAACGGTGCCATCAGCATGCGGAGCAACGTGTGGCTGTCGGGAGAGGGCGTCGCGACAGTCTTAACGCCTACCCCTGGTGGCGGGCGCACAATAAATATTAGCAATATCAGTAACGCTCGCGTATCCAATCTCTTTATCAATGGTGTCAATAGCATTGATTCCGACAAAATCATAAACATCGCCAATGGTAGCGGCATAGTGGAAGTCGACCACTGTCAGGTTCTCAATACGCCAGGAACATGCCTTTCGATCAAGAACAACAACCTGGCAGACTCAAACAAGATCTGGATTCACCACAACCGCTTGGTAGGAGGAGGAAACGGGGACGTAATTTTTGGTGGCCCAGACGATTCGATCTCCACGATCAGCCAGGTCATTATTGAGAACAACTTCATTCGCCAGGGTGATCTCGGACTCACGTATTCGCCGTCGGCTATCAACCTCGTTGCTCAAAAGCGCTTCGTTATTGCCAACAATGTCGTCGACGGATTCATCACGCTTGGTGGCGAGAAGATTCCGCATTATCACGTGACCGTCTCGAATAATGTGCTAAGTCCCGGGGGGTCGGGGCGCGGAGCCAGCATCGTAGTTTTCACGGACAGCAACGTCGGTCAAACAGAAGAAAGTCGATTCCTGACCATCACCCACAACCATGTGATTGGTGGAAACATCTACGTTCAGGGGCAAGATGAGGGGGCAGTCTCCTATACCCGGAACGTCATCATTGCGAACAATCAGGTGGATGGGACGAAGGAAGGCGGCGTTGATCTCACTAGGGGTATCAACCTTCAGCATCTTCGAGATGTGATTGTAAGTCAGAACATCATCGACGGCTCTGATACAGGTGTCTATTTGTATGACGTTCACGGGATTAGCTTCCTTGGAAATCGAATCCTCAACACTACTACGCCTATCTCGACGCCTGGGGGAGCTGGTCTCTCCGATGAGATTTCTTACCATGCAAACGTTGGGTTAGGGCAAGATATACAACTTAGCGACGTGGGCGATCACGCCATCGGTATAGGGCAATCGAAGATTGGCGCTGGCGGCTCACTCATAATTAAGGCGGCTGATTCCGTTATCGGAGGCACGAACCTTGGTGGCGGTCATGTGGACATCAAGTCTGGAATAGGAACAGGAAACTCTGGACTGGGATACGTAGGTTTCTGGACTTCGCGCGACACGTCAAGCGGTACCACCACCCAAATACAGGAAGAGCGTATGCGCCTTACAAGCTCGCAACGTGGTCGCCTTATTGTTGGGGCTCCGGCGGGCGTTCAAACTGCAGACGGGCTTACCTACGCCGGTGATACGCCCCGTAACACTGGAGTAGCCCGCTCTGGAGGCTCAGGTCTCCCGGGCTTCAATCACAAGATCTATAGTGGTCAGCCGGCACTGGATGCCGTAGACAAAGACGCCGGAGAACTGCTCCTGGTAGCGTCTGAATCTAGAGGATCCGGTACGGCCGTCATCCGACTGCAGACTCCAACGCCAGGTATTTCAGGCAACTCCTTGAATTCCGTTACTGACCGGGTCGTCGTGGATAGCACTGCTGCAAACTTTTCTGTGCCGGTCCTTCTCTCGGGGGCGCCCACGGTGAACCTCCATGCAGCAACAAAGCTGTATGTTGACTCAGCCGATGCCATTTTGCAGACTCAGGTCGGATCAAAAGCTGCCAAGGGAGCCAATTCGGACATTACAGGTCTGAGTGGATTGACGACACCTTTGTCGGTGTCTCAAGGAGGATCTGGCGGTTCTACCTCCACCGGAAGTGGTGCCCTGGTTCTTGCGTCTTCGCCTACCATCACGACACCCGCTATTGCACAAATAAATGACACGACAGGCGCCATAGCCTTATCACTTCCTGCAGCGGGTTTAGCGGTCAATTATCTACAAATGGCTAATGGGGCAGCTGGTATCTCGCCGTCACTGATTTTTACGGGGTCTGATACGAACGTTCAAGGGACGATCAAAACCAAGGGGACTGGTGCTCTCGTGTTCCGTCCCGGGGGCGACAGCACTATTTCGTTTCAGCTGAAGCAAGCAAGTAACACGACATACGTCGTAGCTGACAGCGTCAACCAACGGCTAGTGGTTGGGCAAGCTGGTGCCCCTCACTCGACGTTGCAATCAGCGGGTTCGTTTGCGATTGCCTACATTGTGAAGACGGCGGCGTACACCTTGGGTGCCAGTGACGCGGTGGTCGACTTCACGAGTGGAACGGTGAACGCGACGCTTCCTACCTCCGCAGGCATCGCCGGGCGCGAGTACCTCATCAAGAACTCGGGTACTGGAGTGATAACGGTCGTCACCACGTCTAGCCAGACCATCGACGGAGCCAGTACCTATAGCTTGAGCACCCAATACAAGTACGTCCGTGTCCAGAGCAACGGCGCTAACTGGATCGTGATCGGAAACAACTAGCCATGGGTGTAGGCGTCCAGTACTACGGGCAGAATCAGGTCTGGGACAGCGAGGCGAACATGATGGCGACCACTGGGCGCCCCGGTGATCTGGCTTACGCATCAGACACGACGATGTTCTATCGGAGTAACGGCTCCGGCTGGTTCCCTACGGACGCGCTCCGCGTACTTCGAGGAACCGCGCCAGTGAATCTAGCTGCGACCGGGTCGACTCTCATCTACACATTAGCTCCGACATCTTTCCGCTTCGTCGTGATTGGCGTGCATGTCGAGATCCTCTCGCTTACTGGCAACGTCCTGACCCAGGCTCAGCTAGCGGTGGGTGCCACCGGACCGAACTACGCCGACATCGCCGCATCCCAGGGTCTGTTGGGAACCTTGGCTGGTATCGGGCTGACATCCTCGAACGCGCTTACCCTCGCATCAGCTCGAGCAGCGCTAAACGGAGGCACGGCGGTATACGCAAAGGTGAATACCCCTGCAACGGGGCTTCCCCTGACTGCCTACACGGCGCGTCTTGACCTGATGGGCTATTTTCAGGTCTAGAACCATCGAACGCCCTTCATATACGCACCTATGACCTATTCTCAGGCGTTTCTAGGCGTACCAACTTGCAAAGACGAGTATTTGCCCATATCGTTTATTTCAAGCTTTAGGGAGGCTCTTATGGTGCAGAAGCACGTTATTGAACTGCTGGACGACATTGATGGTTCGCCGGCTACGAAGACTGTCCAGTTCGGCTATGAGGGCATCGACTACTCGATCGACCTGTCCGAAGAGAATGCAGACAAGCTGCGGGAGGCGCTGAGCGACTACATCGATTCAGCTCGCCGTAACGGTGGCGGTCGCAAGCCTGCCGCGGCGCCGGCTAAGTCGTCCGGGAACAAGGACCTGCAGGCGATTCGCCAGTGGGCATCCGAGAACGGTCACCAGGTCAGCGCACGCGGACGTATCGCGTCGTCGATCATCGACGCGTACAACGAAGCGCACTAGACACAAGCAATAGCAAGAAGCCCCGTCCGTGATTTGGACGGGGTTTCTTGCGTTTACCACTCGCCGATCGGCGGTCGCTTGTCCTCAGGAGTTGGCGCTGGCGCTCGTCTGTTCTCGATCTCGGATCGGACCTGCTCAACCGGTCGCCCATAGGTCGCGGAACTGAGGCGCACGGTGTGGTGGTCATTGCCTGTCGTGGGCAGGGGAGCGGTCACCTTCAGCGTGATCGGCGCGCTCGATCCACTGGATTCCGTGGCGATCTTCGCCACAGCCTCGTACTTGCCGATGCGGGCAAGGTCCTCTTCGGTGAAGTACTTCCTGCCGAGTTCTCCCTGCCATAGGCGGGCAGCTCGTCCCTCGGTTTGATAGATCACCTTTGTCAGGGCGTTGGTGAGCACGCCAGTCTGCACATCCGGGTCGAGGGTCTCGATGTTCTGGGTCGCGACCGTTACGCCGAGACGGTGCTTCCTTGCCTGCTGCAACATCGACTGCACATTCATCGGCAGCTTCAGCAGTTGCGCTTCGTCTATGAAGAGGAAGTTCGGCTTGCTCGGGGTGAACCGCTGGGCACTGTTCCAGAGCGCGTCCATGAATAGAGAGGCGATGAGCTTCGCGGCTTCGGACGGGATACCCGCGAGGTTCACGAGCAGGATCTTGTTCTGGTTGATGACGTCGTCCATCTGGAAGCTCGACTTCGACTGCCCAATGATGTGGCGGGTCTCGGGGCGGCTTGCTAGCTGCCACGCGCGGTTGAGCAGGGGAGTCGCGTAGGTGTTTCGGGTCGCTTCTGGCATGTTGTCCCAGCGCTGCCAGAAAAGCTGCAGGTCGCGGTCCTTCACGGAGCGCTTGATGTCGTCCGCCCAAGCAAGTTCATTCGCGCCGGGGGTGACCAGAGGGATGATGTCCGTAAAGGCGTACCCGCCGGCAGCAGCAAGGGTCCATAGCCCGTGAAAGATCAGCTGGGGTAGCCAGACGCCGGACTTCGAGTCGCCGTAGATGCGCTCGAACAGCTGCGTGATCTGATCCCCGACCACGCCAGGAGCGCCCTGATCGAGGACATTGAAGCTGACGGGTCGGTTTGCCCCGTTCTTCGGGTCGACGATGATCACGTCCTGCATCCGCTCCGTAGGGATGTAGCTGAGTGCGCGCGAGAAGAGGGTCTCGTGGCTTTCGCTGCCGCCCACGTCGATGACGATCGCCCCATATCCATGCGCCACGTCCTGGGCGAAGAGGTTCGCCATGAGCGCTGACTTCCCGGATCCGGTGCCGCCAACGATGAACGTGTGGCTGAGGGCTTCGTGGTAGCCGACTGCGACGGGGCGCTCGTTCCCCGGGACGTTAGATACCCCGATCAGCCTGCCCGTCTGCGGGATCTCAGCCGTGGCGTGAAGGTGTCGGGCAGCGCCCCGGGGGAGTCCCGCGACATAAGGCGAACCAATAGGCCATCCGAAGATCCCAACCGCTTCCGTCACGGAGAACTGGGCGTCAAAGAGGATCGGCGTGCGTGCCTCGTTCACCTGAGCCAGTCCGTACAGGTCGAGCGGCTTGGATTTGAAGCGGTTCGAGCTGGTGTGCATGCCGGCTAGCGCCTTCTGGACTCGGTCCACCAGATGTCGCCCACGTGCGTTGGTCTCGGCAAGGGACACGACCCGACCTGCAGCGAGGACGTTGTGCTCCTGCAGCTTGGTCCGTCGCTGCTCGAGTTCTTCAGCGCTCGCGGTGATCCGACCTGACAACGCCCGGAGGATGCCGAACTGGTCGGACGCTGCGCCCTCGGACCGCGGTGGCATCTTCGCCGGGGCGGGCGTTATGACCCATTGGATCATCACCGACTCTTTGTCCCCGAGGGTCGCGATGGAAGCGAGGAGGCTCGTCGACATGTCCTCCGCTGAAGTGGGCATCATCGGCTGCATTGGTCGGGACATGCGGATGGAGATGCCGGCGACCCACTGCTCACGGACACGGTCGTGGTCCGGGGTGACGTTGATGCCCGGGATCAGGCTTCGGAGCTGCCCGACTATGTAGTCAGCATCTGCAGCCGGCACGAGCAAGCGATGAATGATCCCGGAGTTCGTGCCAATGGTCTCGAAGCAGATCGAGGGCATTCCGAATGCGCGGGCGAGCTTGCCGGGCATCAGTCCGCGGAGGGATCCGATCCACACAGCCATTCGCGCGCCGGTCAGATCAGGAGGGAACCCCAGCGTGTAACCGATCCGCTGCTGGTCGAATTGCTTCTGGCTTTGCAACTTCAA